AATGAAAAGTGCTACTAGACCACTTATGTTTACATATTCTTCTCCAAATAAATTAAAAAGACAAATATTATTCAAATATGAAGATATTAGAAAAGAAAGAATTATTATGAAAATTATAAAACTTATGGATATTATTCTCAAAAGAGATAAAATTGATCTACAATTTGTTACATATGATATTTTATCTATAGGTAATAAATATGGATTTATTAGTATTGTTCCTAATTCTAAAACTCTGTATAATATCGAATGTAAAGAAAAATTTAGTATTCAAAATTATATTATTGAAAATAATCCTAATTTACCAATTAATATTATTAGAAATAACTTCATTAAAAGTTGTGCTTCTGCTTGTGTTATTGGTTATTTAATTGGATTAGGTGATCGTCATTTGGATAATATTATGATTAGTAATACTGGTCTTTTATTTCATATTGATTTTGGTTTCATTTTAGGAAATGATCCAAAACCCCTCGCACCTGAAATGAAAATTACACCTGAAATGATTGATGCTATGGGAGGACAAAATTCAATTGGTTACAACCAATTTCAGAAATTATGTTCAAAAGCATATAATTGCCTTAGAAGACATAGTAATATATTTGTTGCTTTATTATCTATGTTATCAAAATTATCACCTGAAATTGATAATGGGAAATTTACAGAACAATTTATTGATTCACAAGTTATTAAAAGATTTATCCCTGGAGAATTATATACTGAAGCATCACTTCAATATAAAACACAAATTATTAATAATTATAATACTTCTACTTTAATTGATTATTGTTATTATCATAAAAAAGAAACACTAGAAAAAAATATTGAAGTTGTTACAGGATTTTTTTCTAATATTGGTTCATCTATTACTAGTTATCTTTATACATCTTCACCATCTACTGAATAATTTGATATAATGAAAAAATTTCTAAGAAAAGTTATAAACTTATCTTCAAAATTATCTTCATCTTTTAATTCGATTATTTTCTTCATTATTGCTGTTCCTACTACACAACCTTGAGCACCTGTATTCATTACTGCTCTTACTGTTTTATTATTTGATATACCAAAACCAATTAAACACGAATATAATACATTTTTATTTATACGATCATAAATTTCTTTATATTTTTGAAAATAATTATCACTAAAATTACGAACTCCTGTTATTCCCAAAACTGATACACAATAAATATATGTTGAAGCTAGATTATTAATTTTTTTTACACGTTCATTACTTGTTTCACTTGTTACAATTGGAATAAAACTTATATTATTTTTTTCACATAATTTCATAAATTTATATGTATATTTTTCTTCTAATGGTAAATCAACTACTATTACTCCCGAAATCATATCTTTACAATATTCTAACCATCCATCTTTAAACGAATTAATATATCCCATTAATACTACTGGTAAATTAAAACCTCTTTTTCTTGCTTCCTTTAAAATATCTAAACATTTGAAAATACTATTTGTACCATTTTGTCGAGCAATTTCACCACAAGATTCTAAAACTGGACCATCCGCGGTACATTCACTAAAATTTATGCCTAATTCTACTACATCTACAACATTTGATTTCTCTAATGCTAATAGAATATCTATTGATTTATCTACTGTTGGATAACCTGCTGTTACAAAAGCAAATATTGAAAATTTATCTTTTAATAATTTCTCCATTATATACATTATTTATTATCTTTTTGTTAAATTAAATTTAGTTTCCGTTAAACATTTCAATTATACCTTTAAAACCACCTACTAGATCTTCTAATCCTTCTACAATTGGTTGAATTTCTTGACCTGTTGGTGTTCGCATTATTTCCGTACAAATATTTTTTATATAATCTGGGATTTCTTTTCCTAATAAAAATTGACAAAGTTCATTTGTAAAAGTATTACAATTATGTCTAGTTAGAGAATAATCAATTGACCTATATCTAGATTCAATTCCTTTTAGATATTCTACAAACACTTCTGGTTTAATTTCTGTTAATCCCATATAAATTATTCTTACTGGAACCGCATTATGATTATAACAACCCGGTTTACATCCAGATATTCCTCTTTTTTGTCCAAAATAACATTCTGTACCATAAACAACTACTGATGAATGCCATACACCAGCAACAGAACAATTTAAAACTAATGGTGAAAATTTCTTCATTGCTCCGTTACTTAAATCATATACACGTAAATAGACTTTATATTTAGTTACCATTTCTATATATATAAATATAAATTAAAATTGAAAGACTAATTAAATAGATAATATCACACAATAAATTTACTATTATGCTATTTAATATGCTTACTAAAACTTTTGGAGTATCTCATATTCTTATGAGTTATATTACATATGTAGTTCATCATATGTCTCCTAGTCAAGATAAGAAAAAATTATCTATGGCTTTAACTGTTCTTCATTTTTATAATCTATATACATCTATTCATAATCATCTACATGAATCTTTATCATATAATAGTCCTCTCGCACTTATGTCTCTTTATTCTTGTGTTACTATTGTTCTTGCTGTTGTTATTGATCGTGTATTAACAGACGGAATGAGTCAAGAAAGAAAAAATGAGTTTATGAAACATATGTTAGAAGTTCTAGAAGATTATCCCGCATTACCTGCACAATATTGTGAAAATCTATGGAAATTATTCCCTAGAAAAGTTCATACTCAAGAAAATATTGTACCACCCGCACCAACTAATACCCCATTAGAATCCCCACGTCTTGTATTAGATGATGATATTCCTCAATTACAAGAACTTCTTCTAAACGAAAATGATACTCTTCAGGAAATGCTATATAATCCTCCTACTACTACACCTGTTGTTGAACTTGAAACTCAAGAAAATACTCTAGAAGAAAATGATGAGGAAATTCATCAAATTATTGAAGAAGATTTAGAAGAAAAAACACACGAAGTTATTGAAAATAGTTGTGTTCTTCTTTAGATTATGAAATTAAAATCGATATAGTAATCCTTGATATAATTAATATTGATAATTTATATTAAGAATTAATAATGAATATATCGCAAAATAAATCACGAATTGAAACTTGTTTAGAAAAATTACAAAAAATGTTTCTAATTGGCATTTCAGTTGATGTTAAAGAACCAGATTACAAACAAGCACCTCCACCTAATTCACCAATTGATATTAGATTTCCACAAAATCCACCAAATACACCAAAAATTGTTATTGAAACAGATTTATGGCCTTGTAGAGATGAAAAGTGTAATCAATTAATTGATAATCAAAGTGAATTAGTATTTAATGAGCATCCTGAGAGGATGTGTCCAAAATGTGGAACAACTCGTTTTAAACCTTAAATTAAAATTATTATATCCAGTCAGTTCCAGTCCCTAATTATATTTGTTTTGTTTTTTGTAAGTACAGAGGCTACTTACGTTTTTTTCTTTTTTTTTTCGTTGAACACAGTTGTTCAGTATTGAGACATTTTTAACACCAGCAGTCATGCCAATGCTTTCTGCAGAAAGTACATATGTGATTATTGCGCATTTCTTGTTCATCAATCATCTTGGCAAATTCTTCAATTTCTTGACAAAGTGCAAGTCCAAACTTGAATTTATCCCTTAACATTTTTGTTGTTTCTGTCGCTGGTTTCTTTGCACATTTTACTGTTCCGAATGCGGCAGGCATTTGTGTTAGGGTTTCACGAAAAATCTTTTGGATTTGTGTAGATCCTTCATATATCGATTTAAATATTTATTTTAAATTAGATGAGAATATAATAAATCGTCTGGATTTATTTTTGTATATTTAAATCCACTTTCTGTCATTTTACTAATAATATTAGTTATATCTTCTTTTTGTTGTAATTCAATTCCAAGTAAAACAGCACCATGATTTTTATTATTTCTTTTTAAATATTCAAAACGAGTAATATCATCATTTGGCCCTAAAACATTATTAATATATTTTTTTAATTCTCCAGGTCTTTGTCCAAAAGTAATTAAGAAATAATGTTTCAAATTTTGATGTAATAAAGCCTTTTCAGAAATATCTGGATATCTAGAAATATCATTATTTCCACCTGATAAAATACACACAATATTTTTTCCTTTTAATTTAGATTTATCAATCTTATCTAAACAAGAAATACTTAAAGCACCAGCAGGTTCTAAGACAATTCCCTCATTTTGATAAACATCTATCATATTGTATGATAAATGATTATTATCAATAATGAATGTATCATCAATTATTTTAGAACAAATTTCAAATGTTTTTTGTCCTGCTGTTTTTACACTCGCACCATCAACAAATGTATCTATATCTTCTATCGTAGTTATTTCTTTATTTTTTAAAGATTGTGTCATTGAATCCGCATTTTTTGGTTCAACACCATAAATTAAACAATCTTTATTCATTATTTTAGAATATTGCCCAACACCTGATATTAATCCACCACCACCAATCGGCAATATAATCATATCTGGTTTTATTTCTTCATAAATTTCATTACCAATTGTTCCTTGGCCGATAATTACATCTTCATCATCAAATGGATGAACGAATATTGATTTATTTTCTTTACAAAATTCATTTGCGGCAGCTAAACTCTCATCAAAATTATTTCCTTTTAAATGTAAAGTTAATTTATCTTTACCATAATATTTAATTCTATTTATTTTCTGTAATGGAGTATTTTCAGGTAAAAATATATGATGATTTAAATTTAATGAACTACAAGTTAAACTAACTCCTTGGGCATGATTTCCAGCAGATACTGTTACAACAGTTGGAAGTTTCTTTCTATAACAATGTTTTAAATTAGACATGGGTGTTTGCATTTCTGGTTTCCAAACAACTTCATCATGTGGAATCCATTTACTTTGTTCGATTGAATTCATTATTTTATTATAAGCACCACGAATTTTAAAACTTCTAACACTTTGTAAATCTTCTCTTTTTAAAAATAAATTACAGTTAAATTTATCAGATAATCTTTGATTATATTGAAGTTCAGTTTTATTAATGATATTACTAAGCCTCATATTTTTGGTAGCATTATCAAATTTGAATTTAGATAAGGCATTTTTTATAAAAGTTCTATGAAAATTAGGACCAAAGGTCATTTATATTAATATATTATTATTAGTTAATTAGATATATATTAATATATTATTCTTATGTTTCAATTTTCATTTATGTGGAAATATATTTTTTACAGCACTAAATAATCCTTTTATTACTTTATTTGGTTCATTTGTTCTAATAAAGAAAACTGTTAAAGTAACAAACCAAGCTAAAAATACATCATCTGAATAATGTCTTCTATTTGCTAAAATTAAAAATTGGTTTACAAAATTAAAGAGAAGTAATAAAGTTGTGTATTTATCTGAAACATAATACAGATAATATAAAGTAGCAATTAAACATGTTAAAGTATGTCCACTAAACATTAAATCACAACATCCACCAACGTGAAATGGATTTTTTTCTTTAATATTACATTTACGTATTGATGGTAAAACCGTTAAATTATTAGCAATCATTCTAATAATAAATAATATTCCTAAATCTGCTAAAAAAGATACTTTCTGTTCCCATTCTAAAAATATTAAAGCCATTAATACAGGAAAACCTGCTACAAAATGTCTTACATATGCAAATATATCTTGATTAAATTTATCCTTAAATATTATTTTAGGTAAATAAGTATGACCAAAATCATATATGATTTTCGTATGTAAATTTCCTTTTTTAAATCCATTAATATCTATATGATATCTTCTAAAAAAACCATTTAATCCTAAAATCATCATTAATACTGTTATCGTTGCAATAAAATCTAACTTTATTGTTTCCATTATATATATTATAATAATACAAAATATTTTAATCAACTTCATCAACTTCTGCTGTTTGAGGAGAAGATTGTTCTGGAGTTTGTTGTGTTCCTTGTCCCCCTTGATACATTCTTTGGAAAATTGGTTTAATTTTTCCTTCTGTTTCATTATATTTATTTTCATAATCTTCTTGACTTCTTGTATCATCTCTTAACCATTCAATACATTCTGTTACAATACCATTAATTGTAGTAGCATCTTCTTCACTTAATTTTTCTTTTAATTCACTATCCATTGAATTTCTAACTGAATAGACATAATTTTCAAGTTTATTTTTAGCATTCAGTCTATCAATTACTTTTTGATCTTCTGCTTCATATTTTTTAGCATCATCTACCATCTGATTTACATCATTATCACTTAAATTTGTTCTATTTGTAATTTCAATACTATTTTCTTTACCTGTCTTTTTATCTTTAGCACTAACTTTAAGAATACCATCTACATTTAGAGAAAATTCGACTTCAATTTGAGGAACTCCTCTAGGAGCAGGAGGAATACCAGTCAATTCAAATGTTCCTAACTTATTATTATTTCTTGTTAGTTTTCTTTCACCTTCATAAACTTGGATAGAAACACCTGGTTGATTATCTTCATAAGTTGAGAAAATCTTCGATTTTTGAGTTGGTACGGTTGTATTACGATCAATGATATTTGTCATTACACCCCCAGCAGTTTCAATTCCAAGAGAAAGAGGACAGCAATCAATTAATAAAATATCAGCACCACATTCTTTATCTGTAAGAATACCTGCTTGAACAGCCGCACCATAAGCAACTGCTTCATCTGGATTTATACTTTTACATAAAGTTTTTCCACCAAAGAATTCTGAAAGAAGACTTTGAATTTTTGGAATACGAGTTGATCCACCAACTAGAACAACATCATGAACTTCATCTTTAGGGATATTACTATCTTCTAAAACTTTCTGAACTGGATCTAAACATTTTTTGAATAAATTTCCACATAAACTTTCAAAACGAGCACGAGATAAACTTGTATAAAAATCTTCACCATCATAAAGGGCATCTATTTCAATTGAAGCATTATTTCCTGAAGATAATTCTCGTTTTGCCTTTTCACAAGCAACTCGTAATCGTTTTAATGCTTTATCATTCTTTCTAATATTTTTACCATTTTTATGAGAAAATTCTGTAACAAAATGATTTACAAGAATATTATCAAAATCTTCACCACCTAAGTGTGTATCACCTGATGTGGCCTTTACTTCAAATACACCATCATCAATTGTTAGAATAGATACATCAAAAGTACCACCACCAAGATCAAAAATTAATACATTTCGTTCTGTTTCTGTATTTTTATTAAGCCCATAAGCAATCGCTGCTGCTGTTGGTTCATTAATAATTCGAAGAACATTCAATCCAGCAATTTTTCCAGCATCTTTAGTAGATTGTCTTTGAGAATCATTGAAATAAGCAGGAACTGTTACTACAGCATCCGTTACTTCATGTCCTAAATATTCTTCAGCATATTTCTTTAAATATCCTAAAACCATTGAACTAATTTCTTCTGCTCTAAATCCTTTTACTTCTCCATTATATTCTGCTTGAATTAATGGAGTATCATTTGGACCACTAACTATTTTAAAAGGAAGATTTTTAATATCCTTTTGAACGACTGGATCATTATATTTAAGACCGATTAATCGTTTAGCATCAAAAATAGTATTTTTAGGATTTCTAGAAGAACTTTTTTTGGCTGGAGCACCAACCAATCTTTCATTTCCATTAAATCCTACATAACTTGGTGTAGTTCTCTCACCTTGGCTATTTGGGATAATTTCGACTTTCCCATCTTTCCAAACACCAACACAACTATTAGTTGTGCCTAGATCAATACCAATCGCATATTTTTTTGTATTTTCTGCCATTTTTTAATGTATTAATATATGTTGAATTATTTAAATAGTTTTATTTTATTAAATTGAAATTTCAATTTTAATATTATATTATATTATAAAAAATAATGGCAACTTTAGAAATTGAATCGAACTGGATTAATAAAATTAATAACACTCTACTTAATTGTACAATACCATTAAAAGTAACAGAAACTAGACAAACACCCGAACACAATGCCACTGACATTTGTATGATTGATTATAACGATTTTGAGAAGGTTGGCAGCAGTTGTCCAGATGGTTGTAATACACTCGCGGAAAATAGCGCACATTATAGAGTAATTGATACAGACACCAATAAAGTTGTTGCTTTTGTAGGTGTAGATTTTGATTTTGATAATGATAATGATAAATGTGCTTATTTAAATTATATGTGTACACATAAAGAAAAGAGAGGATCAGGTCTAGGAACTTTTCTAGCATTTATTGCAGTGATAGCAGCAGAAAATAATGGTATGGATAATATATTCTCATATGGAGATGGAGATAAATTAGACTTAACTAATAATGCTGATTTTAAAAACTATAAGAGGTCTGGTTGGGATACCGAGGGTAAAAAAAAAATGGTTATAAGTCAATATTTAAATATTGTTAAACTCGGTTTTCAGGATAATTACGAAGGAACAGACACTGAATTTAAAAAGAAAATGGAGGATTTTGAAAAAAAATGTAATGAGTTTGCTGAAACAGTATTATATCTAAGAGATCCAATTAAAAATAAAAAATGGAATGAATATAAAAAAAATTTTTATAAAAGAAAGTCAACGAATTTACCAAAATATCCATATACAAATAAGAAAAAACATGAAAACAGAATTGAGCAAAAATGTCCATCAATCCTTTCCATGACTGATCTAGCAAAAGAGTTTGAAGTGATTAAAAACGAAGATGAAAATAGTGGTAAAAAGAAATCTAAAAATGGTGGTAAAAAGAAAACTACGAAAGTAAGAAAACACCAAGGTATCATTCAAACAGGAGGAAATGCTGGTAGATTAAGAAAAGGATATAGATATTCTGGTAAAAAACTTAAAAGTGGATTACCACAAATCATTAAATGTAAATCTAAAAAATGTTAATTTTATTATATAATTGTTGCTATTTTACGATAATAGATATTATTTGGTCTGATGATTTTAAAAATCTGATCATTTTTACCA